TTCGAGGGGGTAGTGAGCGTTCCTGATAAGCGCAACGAGGCCCTAAGCATCTCATTGATTCGTGTTTGCCATCCATCACCACTCGCACGAAGCGCAGCCAGCACATCGGCATCTAGGCGCAGCTTGATTGGTTCCTTAGTCATCGCCGCTTTGGGTCGGCCTCGGGGCTTAGGTGATGCCCCATCAAAGAGTTCTGCTGACTCAAAAAAAGAAGCATCTAGCGAAGGCGCATCATCAGGATCCTTCCAGATAGCGGGCAAAGAGCGCTTTTTCTCTTTCATTGGCTTTCCTCATACTAATGATGCGGCGAATGCCGCCTCGTGGTGTCCAAACCAGCACAACCAACCGCTTATCAAGCCATCCAATACTGATACTGTCAAAAACCATGCCCGTATCCCTCGATCTTCGCAAAGCGCACAAGGTGCGCCGACATGGCGATTTGCTGGCAATCTACACCTGGGTGAATGATGAGCGAGCGCTTGTGCTAGTGCCTGCGCGTCGTAAAAACGCTGCCTGGTTCGTTGTTTGTGAGTCGGCTGCCTACCGCTATGGCGATGCAAGCGTGCTAGCTGCGCAGTGCGTTAAGGCCTGCTAGGTATTAGGTGTTGAGCCTTCGAAGCGCAATTGGGTTCGGATTGCCAGCATCATTCATGAGGGCCTTGGTGATCTCATTCGCATGCCTTCAGCACCCACACCAGAGTTAGGTCCTAGTGTTGGCGAGGTGCAGTTGCGCGCTGATGGCGAGCTGATTGCTCAGACCGATATTCGCCAAGAGCAACAAGGCGCAAGCTATGGCTGAGTTTGCTGTTCGTCCAAGGCGAGGTCGGGCATCGGGTGATGCCTACTTTCAAGCCCTTAGCGCTTCGTCTGATCGGCTTGAAACAGCACCATCAAGTCATCCGCTTGAATCGGAAGGCTCGCGGGCCATCTTGCGGCAGCTCTTGCAGTGGTATTACTTTGAAAAAGAGCGCCAGGCTGCCAATCGGCTCGAGATGGCCATGGATTGTGATTTTTACGATAACTTGCAATGGGATGCGCAAGATGCCGCGATTTTGCGTGATCGCGGCCAAATGCCACTGGTTTATAACGAAGTGGCACCCATGGTTGATTGGCTTATCGGTACTGAGCGCCGCTCACGCGTGGATTGGCGGGTGTTGCCTAGGTCCGAGGACGATGTTGAAGCGGCTGACGTTAAAACGAAGCTTTTAAAGTACGTCTCAGACATCAACCGGGTGAGCTTTTTGCGCTCAAGGGCATTTGCCGATGCGATTAAGGCCGGTGTGGGTTGGATGGATGATGGGGCACGGGATGACCCCACGCAAGATATTTTGTATTCGCGCTACGAAGACTGGCGCCATGTGCTTTGGGATGCTTCAAGTGATGAGCTTGATTTGTCAGACGCCAGGTATTTGTTTCGCTGGCGCTGGGTGGATGAGGATGTCGCGCGCTTGATGTTCCCAGACCGGGGCGATGTGATTGCGCAAGCCATTGAAGAGGCTGCGCACTCAGATAGCGATGGCTGGGAAGAAGAAAACTGGCAAAGCCATCAGGATCCATCGCATGTGCGATCTGGAACGCTCTACGCTTTAGGGGTGGGGGAGTTAGCCGATGCCAAAAGGCGGCGCGTAAAACTCATTGAAGCCCAGTACCGGGCGCCCGCCAAGGTCAAGGTGGTTGCCGAAGGCCCGTGGAAAGGTTCAATCCTTCACCCACGCGATACCGTCCTACAACACACGCTCGATCTGGCCAGCGCATCAATTATAGAACGAGTCATGATGCGCGTGCATCTGGCCGTTTTCACCCCATCAAAGCTCTTAGCCCACCAGGTAAGCCCTTATCGGCACAACCGCTTCACGTTAACGCCGATTTGGTGCTATCGCAAAAGCCGTGATCGTCTGCCCTATGGCGTTATTCGGCGTGTGCGCGATGTGCAGCAAGACTTAAATAAGCGCGCTTCGAAGGCGCTCTTTATGCTTAACACCAACCAAGTCATTGCCGATGAGGGTGCAGTCGATGACTGGGATGTGATGCGCGATGAGGTGGATCGCCCCGATGGGGTGATCATTAAAAAGCCTGGCCGTGAGCTTGAAATCAGGCGCGATACCGAAGCTGCCAATGGGCAAATCGAGATGATGCAGCTTGCGGCAACCTCGATTCAAAAATCCGCGGGTGTTGCCCAAGAGAATATGGGCAGGCAAACCAATGCGGTATCGGGTGAGGCCATCAAAGCAAGGCAACTGCAGGGTAGTGTGGTGACCACCGAGCCCTTTGATAATTTGCGCTTAGCCACCCAAGTGCAAGGTGAAAAGCAGCTAAGCCTTATTGAGCAGTGGTACACCGATGCCAAAGTCATACGCCTTACGGGTGCCAAAAACGCCATCGAATGGGTCAAGGTCAACACCCCTGAAGTGCAAGCCGATGGTTCGGTGCGCGTACTGAATGACATCACAGCCTCGATGGCTGATTTTGTGGTGAGTGAGCAAGACTACGCAGGCACGTTGCGTCAGGTGATGTTTGAAAACTTAAATCAGCTTGCCGCACGCTTTCCACCAGAGATTGGTCTACGGGTGATGACCATTGCCATGGACTTTTCTGATCTTCCCAATAAGGATGAGATCGCGAATCAGTTTAGAAAGCTCACGGGCGAGCGCGACCCAAGTAAACCCCCGAGTGCTGAGGAAGAAGCACAAGCCCAAGCGCAGGCCATGCAACAAGCCCAGGCTCTCGAGTTACAGCGTCAGATGGCGCTTGCTGCACTTGATGAGCAACGCGCCAAGGTGCGTGAGACCAATGCGAAAGCGGCAAAGCTTGAAGCCGAAGTCGCAGCGATGGGGGCAACACTGCACGCACAAGGTCTCGATCCGAAGCAAGTAATGATGCGTGAAGAGGCGCTCATGAAAGACATCGAAAAGATTAAGGCTGAAGCTGCCACTGAGATTGATCGCGTATCGGAGGCATTGCGAAAAGCGCAAATGGATCTTGCCAGTCGAACGCTACAGATTCGAGAAGATGCCAATACCAAACTTGAGGTCGCGCGCATTGATGCAGATTCAAAGGAACGTGTTGCGCAGATTCAAGCGGCATCGGATGAAAAGCTTGCCAAGCTTCAAGCGCAACTTGATGAGCTTTCTGAGCGGCTGAAAGAAGGTGAGGGCGGACACGGCGAGAAAGCGCAAGAAAAGCCCAAAGCGGAGAAGGCAAAACCTAAGCCGCGTGAGCAATCGCCACAGCAAAAGACATCACCACAACAAAAGACATCACCATGAGCCAGCGATCTGAACTTACGGCCGAAGCGCTTCGTGCTGCACCGCCCGTAACCGTTGCCGGTGCCACGATTGCAGGCGTGCCACTGAACGATCTGATTCTTTGGGCAACGCTTTTGTACCTGGTGCTTCAAATTGGTTTTTTACTTTATCGCTGGTGGCAGATGCACACGCAAATGAGTGAATCCAGCGAAGCAAACGCAAAGACAAGCGCAAGATCAATCCTTCACGATCACAGCGAGGGCGGTCCGTGATCAAGCCTCGATTAGCTGTTGCAGCGCTTAGTCTTTCTGCTGCAGGGCTTGTTTCAATCGCTTTACATGAAGGCTATAGCGATCAGGCCATTGTTCCTATGCCCGGTGATCGGCCAACGATAGGTTTTGGATCAACCACCAAGGCCGATGGGAGTGCAGTGCGTTTAGGTGACAGAACAACGCCATCCAAAGCCCTTGAGCGCGCTTTAAGGGACATTGAACGCTTTGATACAGCGCTTAAAGCTTGTGTGCATGTACCGCTACATCAGCACGAATATGACGCCTATCTTGAGCATGCGTATAACGTAGGCGGCAAGGCCTTTTGCTCTTCGACGATGGTTAAGCTTTTAAACGCATCAGACTATGAAAAGGCCTGTGCGCAATTTGAGCGCTGGACTTACTTTCAAGGTAAAGACTGTCGGCTTGCTGAAAACAAGTGCTCAGGGCTCGTTTTAAGACGTGCAAGGCAGCGCGCTCGTTGTGACGGGCGACTGTGATGAATCAGCAGTCTCTGAAAAAAAGAAAGCCCAGCTGCGAGGCTGAGCTTAACCACCTTAACGATGGAGACCGTGAAATCAAAAGATCGCCTGATCTTCTGAGATTTCAAGGTAACACGGATGCGAACGCATTACATCCACCGTCAAGTGATATTTACACTTTGCAAGATTTGAGC